TTTTATAACCCTCCCTCATTAAAGTAGGATCCACTCTAAATACAGACGTATAATTATTATTAGTGATAATTTTTCTAAAATCACTATGAGGATTTCCTCCCTCAAAAGTTACTTCCTTATTATAAGACAATATATAAGGTATTTTATTATAATTAGCATATTTAAGATATTTTAAAACCGCTTCATCTGACATTTCTGGGAATGAATCCTGATTAATTAAAATTTGTGCTTCACTTTTAGTTTCGGGGTTAAAATTCTCCGCATAAAAATAATTTATGTACGATGAATTAGGTTGATTAAGATATTGTTTTATAAGAAAATGTCCCAAATCTATATGTTGGGAATAATCCACTGATAAATTATTATAAACTAGAGAACTTAATAAACCTGAACCATCACCTAAAAAGCACGTTTTAGTTATATTATACTCTTTAAAAATTTTAACTATAAAGTCCAAAAAATAGACATAATCTGCTAGTTCAAAATGGATAAAAAGATCACCATGCCACCACCCCCAAGTTTGACCTACATTAGGAGAGGAAGGTATAGTAAACCTATCATTAAGAATTTTATAAACATCTTTTTCAGTTTTAAAGTCTAAATTAAGATAGTTTCCTAATGTTTTTGCTCTTTCTATATTTCTGTTGGATTTATTTAATTTATATTGAAAACTATTTCCACCATTATCAGATAATGCTTTACCCGAACTAGCACCTTCGGAAACCCCTTGAACATAATAATTTTCATAAACCTGGGCTAACTGTTTAAAATCACCACCATCTATTATATCAAATACATTAATAGTGGAATTAGTCCAATTACGAAAACATTGTTGCCAAACGGGCGCTATTTCATCATTAGTTTTAGCCTTACCTGGGTATTTACCAAATTTAGCAAAAAAATCAGAAAAAATCTCTGGATTTATTTTCTTAAAAGGGTATCTTACGGGTAAAATATCACTAGAAGTGGAGGGATCATTATAGGATGAAATTAAATTATACTCCATTATTTATTTTTTTTAGCTTAGGAAGATTTAACTTAGGTGCATCTACATTAGAGGCTTTTTTAAGTTTGGGGAGATTTAAAGGTACATGGCGGGCTATTTGTGGAACATTATGTTTTAATATTTCCGAAAGGATATTTTTCATAATGCCAAAACTAAAATTAGTTCTAGAATAGTATCCTTGTCTTTTAGCTCTTATCTTCCATTCTTTATAATTTTTATAAACATCAGTAATCAAACTAGAAATAGATTGATGGTCCGGTGAAAACCATTGAGAACCCTCTACTAACATGTTTTTTATTTGTGCCGATTTATGGATAGGTTTAGTGGTACCATTTATGAGAGCTGTAAATTCAGGATTTAAAAAATCTATATGTCCAGACCAGGATGTAGCAATAACAGGTTTGTTAACCAGTGAAAATTCCAATAAGGGTCTTCCAAATCCCTCCCCCTTAGTCAGGGATATCATGGATTTAACTTTAGGATGATTATACAGTTCATTTATTTCTGAGTCACTGAAATCGCCATGGATTAAATAAACATTAGGTAGTTTATTGGCCACTACAGAATTTCTTACTATGTTAATTCTTTTAAGAATTTCTTTTCTACCTACATAGGAGGCATTTACAACACAGGATTTTAAAATTAGGGCAGGAGGATTTTTTTTATTTTTAAACATTTCATAAAATACTTTTAATAATAATCCCACATTTTTTCTATCTTCTCCTATATCACCTTGCATCCAATGACCTACAAATAAAAAGGCAAAATCCTCAGGTATGGAATTTATATCATTAAATAAGTCCTTATATTTAATATCTTTCCTGGATAGGGGTTTATATATATCAAGATTAGCTCCCTCCATTAATACATGAATAGGTTTTTCACATTTTAATACACCCACTACATTACCATTATTATCCTTTTTTTCATACTGTGTGGATTCAAATACTTTTTTAGAATGTTTGGATGATACCATATTAAGATCCATTCTATTAATACCTTCTATCCATTCAGGGGCACAAATAGTAGTTTCTATTCCCGCTGTTAGACCTATATTATATTTACCCACTTTTTGGAATTCGTTAGGGACGCTAATTTGACACCATATATCGGGTTGTTCCTGAAGTTGGGGGATTATATGAGATTTTAAGAATCCCCATTCATTTTCATGCTCATCTAAAAACCCCCAAGAACAATTACCCCATCTTTGTGATAATATTTTAACATTATATTTATCCATTTCAATGAGAGCCTTTACAAAATCCCTACTTCTTGAACCATATCCCGAATACGTGTCTATAGGACAACTAACTACAAATGTATTTTTCATTAATATAATAATTTATGAGGTAAAACTTCTTTTTCCATGTCTGTATCCTTTAAAAATTCATATTTAGGACGAGGTACCCAATTTTCAAATAGTTCATCTATATGCTGAATTAATCTATTAGACATTTTTTCTGATGTAAATCCAGCTTCATCTCCTATGGCCCAATTATAGCCTTCTTCCCCTATATTAACTCTTTCTTTCCGTGATAGATTATATAGCTTTTTAATTTGCTCAGCTGCATCCTCCCAACTACATCTATCATCAAAAATGTAGGGAGTAGGAACAGAACCCTGACAAGATATACTACTTGGATAGACGGGAAAAGCCCATTTTCCATGTTTTTTATAAGTACCTCTATGGTTGGAAGGTATATTATTACAAGGAGTAAACCAATTGCCCTCATTATCCTCAAATCTCATTTGGTCTTGCATACCACCCGTTACATTAGCTATAATGGGTTTACCACATAATAAGGATTCAGTTAATGATAACCCCCATCCTTCATTTGAAGATAATAAAATAGTAGCATCTACACTATTATATAAATAACTCATCTGTTCTGTACTAAGTTTGTCTCCTAGAACTAAAACATTAGTGGGGCTATCAGAAAAGAAATAATCTATAACCCTAGGTATGTCCGTACCATTACCATCTATAGGATCAGTTTTTAGAATTAAAGCAGTTTTCTTAGCCTTAGATTCGGGGAGTTGATCAGTAAATACTTTCCAGGCTAATAAAGTATCTGGAATTGATTTTCTTCTAATGTTACGCGAGTTAAATAGTAAGGTAAAGTCATATTGTTTACCCTGTAGTAATTTATCATTAAATTCCTTAAATTTAGGACCCTTTTTATCTAAAGGTTTAAAAATATTACTATTTAAACCATGTGGAATATATTTTATAAGTTTATTTTCAGCCTTATCACCTAAAACCATTTTATTTATATTAACGGTTTGTTTAGATATACCAAATAATGCATCACAACTTTCATAAAATTCCCTATTGTACACAGGGGCAGGAACATCATCCCAAATATTAAGGTAAATAATGGGTATTTTAACTCTAAATTCATTTTCATTTTGAAATAACCAATCATAATATCTAGGGTCAGTAATGATAAAAATAGCATCAGGTGATTCCAAATTAATTATACTCCTTAGTAGATCTAGATCCCCATATCCATTAGTTGGGAATAAAGCTACATACGCATCTTTTACTCCAGACATTTCACTAATAGCAGCATTCATATCCAGTTTTTTACCCTTATCAGGATGTTTAACTGCACCAGCTACACATGCAAAATTATAGTGATGGCAGGAATTAACTACAAACTCTCTAGCTATCTGGGCTACACCCGAATGTACTCTGATATCATCTGCTATAAGCAGAATTTTTTTCCTCTCCGATTGAGGAATATAACCTTCTTTCATATATTTTTTTTAAAACTTATTCTTCAGTGATAAACTCTAGATTTGTATGTGATGATACTTGCTTTCTAAATTCTTCATTCGTAAGATACAAATGGATACTGCGTTCTGCAAGTTTTTGGAAAGAGAATTTACGCTTAATGCATTCTACTCTAAAATTATCCCACATATTGGAATCTATTTTTACACTGGTCAACTTTTGATTACTCATGACAAATATTTTTAATTAATAACGTTTGATATAAATATACATAAATATATTAAAAATTAAAATTCCATACCAAATTCACAAAGCTCCTTATTGTCAGCATATGGACAAAATCTACAACCATTACCGGGTTTAGGTAAATGTACTGAATCCCTATGTCCAGATTTATTAAATGCTTCTGATATAAAATAATCCATAAATTTAGTTGCTTTATTTATCTTAACTTTACCAGACGCTGGTTTAAATGTTTGTATTCTTGAAATAGCGAAGTCTGAAAATTCAGGTACTTTTCTTTTAACTATAAAAAATTCAACTTCTATTTTATCTAATGGGATACCGTATTGTTCAGAAAAAAACTTTTTATATAATACTAATTGAAAATGCTTTATTTCATCTTTTTTAGCCCAATCACCCCATCCCTTAGTGGATGTTTTAATATCATATATGTAAAATTTATCTTCCCATTCATCATATAATACTAAGTCTAAATAACCCATATACATAACATTATTTAGCTTTTTATTAGGTTGGATTATAATGGGTACTTCACATCCTACTAAATACTTATCCCTTTTAGTAAAATATTTACTTCTACGTTTTTTAAAAAATTCTATAATATTAGCCCCGTCTTCATAAAACTCTCTCATTTCAACTGGAGTAGTGAAATGTTTATTATTATTAGATTTAAGTTCTTTTATATAATTTTCCCTAAACGAATCTTCAAATATCCCAATAATGTCCTCTCTATCCGCTGCCGCACCAGATCTTTCAAACATCACATCCATGTAATGTTGTAAAGCCTCATGTAAAGCAGTTCCAAAAACAGTGTGAATGCTAGAAGAAAATACTTTATGCCCATCCCTATATCTTAAAGCCCACTTTTTAGGACATTCATGAAACATGGACATTTGAGAGTAAGAAATATTTTTTTGGTAAGAATAATTAATCTCGGGAAGTTTAAAATTCTGTATTTCTTTTACTATTTTAGGAATTTTTTTCTTGGCCATTTTAGGCTTTTAATAGTTTAGTTATTTCCTTTTTTTCAAAACCCATTTTACTTAATAGATTTTTTATCTTAACTTTGCCCAAAATATCAAAATATTCCTTAGCTTCTTTTTTAGGACACTCAAAATGGTTGGATAGTAATTCCATTAATTCCGGGTTATATTTACTACTATTTCCCTTAATATATTTCAAAAATACTTTACGTTTAGGTATTAATTCCCTGTAAATAGTGTAAATTTGTTTTTTTTCAGTAGGTAAAATAGTTTGAACTTCATTAACTAGTTCTATATAGTATGGGTTCATAGATATAAACCTATGAATCATGTAACTATTAAAAGTGTCCCAGTCTTGTTCATCAAATGAGTTAACATTAGATTTTTTATAAGTAATTTCTTCTAACCAATTCCAAATTGTCATAAAGTATGTTCTGAGTATTCTTCTCTTAAATCTGGAGGTAAAGTATCTTTAATAATTTTTCCAGTTTTTAAATCAAAAAACACCGGGATAGGGATTAATGCATCCTCTTCCGATCCCACTACAAATTTAGATACTTTTCTAAGAACCATTCCTTGTTGGAAAATTACTCCCCCATCAGGTGTTTCTACTGATGTAGTGTTTTTTAAATCAATGTTTAGTTGTGGTTGATTATTTTGTTGTTCCATAATAATGTTTAAATAATTGAGTTAGATTTTTTTAATTCTATAATTTTCGCCATAGCCGACATGGCATTAATTTCTTTATCTATTCTAAAATTGGCCTGATATAAGTGGTTATTTAAAATAACGGCTATTGAACCCTCCAATTCGGGGGCATATTTAGAGGCATGATCAAATAAAGCCCTAAATAATTCTTCATAATCATTTACACCAGAATCAGCTATTATTTGGCGTAAATTTCTAAAATTAGGTTTTGTTCCTGTTAATTCCTTGATAACACTTTTAATATAATTAGATGATACTAAAACATTTTCATCAGGCTGTAACTTACCATCATTAATGGAGAATTGTACAGTATTAAGTATTTTCCTTAAATCTGGATAATGTTTATTTACTATAGTGCCTATGGCTTCTAGTTCAAATGTTATATCCTCCTTACATAAAATGTCATGAACATGACGTGCTATTTCCTGTTTTGATTGGGGTACTATTTTAAGTACCTGACATCTAGACTGTAATGGGTCAATAATTCGCTCTATAAAATTACACGTCATGATAAAACGTGTATTACGAGAGAATGTTTCTATTATGTTTCTAAGTGATGCTTGTGCTTGGATGGTTAAAAAATCCGCTTCGTCTAAAATAATAATTTTAATAGGTTTAAATGAAGCCACACTAGCAAAATCCACTACTTTATTTCTAATAGTCTCAATACCTCTTTCATCAGAAGCATTAATATATAAGTAATCACATTCTAAATTCTTAATTATGATTTTAGCTAATGTAGTTTTTCCACTACCTGCTGGACCATAAAATATGAAATTTTGAATATCATTATTACTTAGATACTGGGAAATGGTTTGTTTAACATTTTCATTACCTACAAATGTATCAAGGTTTTGGGGACGATACTTCTCATTAAGAAGAGTATGATTCATAACTTATTATTTATATGAAGTTACGCACCCTGCTTGAATTCTCCAAATAAACCGTAACGTTTTTCTGGTTCTTCTACAACTACTATTTCCTCCTCCTTTGTTTTTATAGCATAAAGTTTGGAATCTAAGGGGGCTAATCTATAGTCCCCCTTAAATCCCGTTGCTTGGAAATAAGCTTCTAAAACATCAGTAATGGATGGGTGCACATTTTCATAAGGATCGTCCTTTAACATCCATTTATCTCCTGGTGGTACTCTAATAGCTATGAGTTCAGGAAATTCAACTATTTCAGTCCGGTTTTCCATTAAAACATACCATTATAGTCAGGAGTAGCTTTTTCCTCGCTAGGTTCTTCCACTACTACACATTCTGTTAATAATACAGTTCCTGCAACTGATGCCGCATTTTCGAGAGCTGTTCTAGTGACCTTAGTGGGGTCTATAATACCGGCTTCTCGCATGTCAATATGGGATTCATTTTTTAAATCAAAACCAGTCCATGTATTTTCCGAATCCAAAATTCTATTAATGGTTTCATAAATTACACTTGCACTATAACCCGCATTAAGCAATATCTGTTCAAGGGGTTTGTAACACGCTTGCTTAACTAAATCAATACCTAGACAAAAATCCTGAGATAGTGAAGCATCTTTATGGTTCAGAGTCTCACTAGCGTATACTAATGCGGCCCCACCTCCTGGTACAATACCTTCTTCTAAGGCGGCTTTAGTAGCATTTAAGGCATCATCTACACGATCTTTTTTCTCATGCATTTCGGTTTCATTGTAACCACCAACATGAATTATAGAAACCCCACCAACCATTCTACCTAAACGGTCTTGTAGTTTTTCCATTTCAAAAGGAGATGCAGCATTTTCAATTTGTGATTGCAATTCACCTACTCTACAATCAATATCACTAACTTCACCTTTACCATCTACAATAGTAGTTTGATCTTTAGTAATTGTAACTGTACGAGCTTCACCAAACCAATCCCAACTAAATTTTTCAAGTTTCATTCCCTTATTTTTATCAAAAACTTGACCCCCAGTAAGCACAGCAATATCCTCAAGAACCAATTTTTGTCTATCACCAAAATCAGGGGCTTTAACAGCAGCAACTTTTAGAGTACCTCTTGCTTTATTAACAATAAGTGTAGCTAAAGCTTCATTATCAATATCACTAGCTATAATAAGAAGTGATTTATTAGTATTTGAAACACTTTCTAAAATAGGTAATAAATCCTTAACAGTAGAGAACTTGTGATCTGCAATTAAAATATATGGATTGTCTAATGTACAGGTCATAGTGGAATTATCAGTGACAAAGAAATGTGATTTATAACCCCTATCAAACTGCATACCTTCTACAGTTTCTAGATAAGTTTCTCCTGATTTAGATTCTTCAATATGCACAATACCATCTCTACCTACCTTATCAATAGCAGTAGCAATAAGTTTCCCCACTTCAGGGTCATTATTAGCTGAAATAGTAGCAACTTGTTCTAGTTGTTCCTCAGAGGAAATATCCTCTGCTACCTTATTCTTTAGATTCTTAACTACTTTTTTAGTAGCATAATCAATTCCTCTTTTAACTTCTACTGCATTTACTCCCCTATTAATACTGGATAAACCATTTTTAATAATTTCCCTAGCTAATAGAGTAGAAGTAGTAGTACCATCCCCAGCTGAATCTGCGGTTTGAATAGCTGCTTGTTTTACTAATTGTACACCTGATTCCTTAATAGGATCTTTTAAATCAATATTTTTAGCTACAGTAACTCCATCCTTAGTAGATTTGATGGGTTCATTAGGTTTGGAAATTACTACATTCCTTCCATTAGGTCCCAGGGTAGAAACTACAGCATCTGCTAAAGTATCAATACCTGTGACTAATTTTTCTCGAGCTTCTGCTCCTAATTCAATAATTTTAGACATATACTTTTATTTAAAATGGTAACTCTTGTTGATAATCTTCATCAGTAATGCGGGCTAATAATTGGTTTTCTGGACCCACATAATATTCCTCCCCATCGAATTCCATGCGCGTGAATCCCATAGTTGGTACAATAACGGTTTGACCAATTTTTACTGTAGTAGGAATTAAATTCCCATTAATAGTAGGTTTTCCTGGACCTACTGCTACAACTACAGCACGTTGATTTTTTTCTTTACCTATATCAGGTACTACAATGGACCCATATGTTGTTTCATCTTCTTCAACGGGTTTTACAATAACTGCATCAAATAATGCTTCTAATTTTTTCATAAGACTTTTTAGAATTTAAATATACAAAAAATAACCTAGGAGGCAAAATAAATTAATTGATCTTTAAAGATCGGGGTTTAGCTTCTTGAGCAAATGGAATTGAAATTTCTAACAATCCATTATTCATCTCAGCAGCTGCTTTAGTTAAATTAAATTTAGAGCTAATTTTATATCCTAAATTAAAGGATCGT